AGAACCTACCTTTAAGATTAAAAATTATAAAACACGTAAGTGGTGAAGAACAATGGTCAACCAACTTAAACGATAATTGGTTTGCAACTTTCCCAAACACAGAAATGTACGATGTTGAGATAACCGATTCCAAAGATAGATTGGTATATAAAAAAGTTTGGGATATTATGGAACACGGGAACCACTTTTACAAATCACTATGGATGTTCAATAAAGAAGTGTTATCAAATGGTAAGTTACCAAAAGGGTTAGTTATTGGAACACATGATGGTGAGTTTGGTGAATGGGTACCTATCGCAATGAAGCGAGAGGCGAATATTATTTTAGTTGAGGCATCGGACAAACAATTTAATAGGTTAAAAAATAATTACAAAAACCATTCTTTAATTAAACCGATACAAAATTTAATCACAACAAATGGTGGTGATGTAGAATTTTTTGAGGGTGGTGAAGGATATACAAATACAGTAGTAGAGAACGTAATCAGACATTGGGAAACTGAGGAAATCAACTCAACCAAAAGAAGTTCAATCAGTATTACCGACTTGATCTTAAATGAATGTGGTGGTCAAATTGATTGGCTACATTTAGATGTTGAGGGATTAGATGCTGAGTTAATCATGAGTATAGATGAAACAAAAATAAAACTACCAAATTTTATTATTTTTGAGGACTACAACTTGAGTGATGATAAAAAGAATGAAATTTATTCTTGGTTAAATAATAAAGGGTATTCCACATATTCTGAAGGTGGTATATGTGAAGCAGTTAGATGATATGATATATAATCCAAAAATATATGCTGACAAAAGCCCAATTCATGGTTGGGGTGTTTTTGCTAAAGAAGATATAATGGAAGGTGAGGTTTTTGAGGAATGCCCAATTCTTACTTTACCAATAACAAAGGGTGAATCAACTCCTTTACTAATTGATTACAGATTCAATTGGCCTCAAGGTACTGAATGGGAAGAACAAGTGTTGGCATTAGGGTATGGTAGTCTATATAATCACAGTAACGACCCAAACGCTTTTTGGGTGTCAGACATTGAAAACAGAACCTTCAAATTTATTTCCAACAGAGAAATAAAGAAAGACGAAGAAATTTTTGTTTGGTATGGCGATCTGAGTTACTGGAACGATGGTAGAAATCACACAGATGTTCTTTAGTAACTTTTGATTTTATATTACTAAGTATTTATAGGATAAAGGTTAAATGCCAAACTACATCCAAATAAATTCAGTAACAGGTACACCACCATACACAGTTTCAGTATGTGATCAGACCTACACGTATTGTTATTTAGTAACAGGATCGACATCATTACCAACACCATATTTATTTATGGTACCCGCACCTCTTACAAATGTTACGGATATTATACTTCAAGTGGTAGACTCTTTAGGTTGTACATACTTTATGTCACTTTCTTGTGGTGAATACTACGGTAAAGAGTTCGAAGACTTCCATGTGTTTTTATTTCAAGACGACAGTATATTTTTATTTGAGGGTCCTCCTTAATTTTGATTTACAAGTAAACAATTTTTAATATTTTTTCTGTATGAGAATATTCGTACAGATAGCATCCTATCGAGATCCACAGCTTATACCAACAATTAAATCTATGTTGGAAAACGCAAAAAAACCAAAAAATATAAGATTTGGTATTGCGAGACAATTTCACCCTGAAGATGGTTTTGATGATTTATCAGAATTTGATGGAGATAGTAGATTCCGTATCTTAGATATTCCATACACAGAATCAACAGGAGTTTGTTGGGCAAGACATTTAACACAACAACTTTATGAGGGTGAAGAATATACCCTACAGATCGATTCACATATGAGATTCGAGAAAAATTGGGATGATGAAATGATTAAGATGATCAAACAACTTCAAAAGAAAGGTCATAAAAAACCTTTATTGACAGGTTATGTTTCATCATTCGATCCTGAGAATGATCCCCAAGGTAGAGTTGATGTTCCGTGGAGAATGGCTTTTGATAGATTTACACCTGAAGGTGTTGTATTTTTTTTACCTGAAACTATACCAGGGTGGAAGGAACTTAAAGAACCAATTCCGGCAAGATTTTATTCTGCTCACTTCTGTTTTACTTTAGGTCAATTCTCAACTGAGGTACAACATGATCCTGAATTTTATTTTCATGGAGAAGAAATTTCAATAACCGTAAGAGCTTATACACATGGATACGATTTATTCCACCCACACAAAGTATTAATTTGGCACGAATACACAAGAAAAGGTAGAACAAAACAGTGGGATGATGACAAAGAGTGGTACAAAAAGAATATGGCTTGTCATATTAAGAATAGACAATTACTTGGCGTTGATGGTGAAAAATATAGTGGAGACACTTCAGAATGGTTTGGTACTGAAAGAACTATCAGAGATTATGAAAAATATGCCGGACTTCTGTTTGAGACAAGAGGAGTCCAACAAGAAACAATAGACAAGAAATATCCACCAAATACTAATGAGTTTGAGAACGAAGAAGAATGGAAAAAATCATTCTCGAGTATTTTCAAACACTGTATTGATTTGGATTTAAAACAAGTACCTGAACCTGATTATGATTTTTGGGTTGTTGCGTTCCACGATAAAGACCACAACACTTTATTCAGACAAGACGCAGATGCGAATGAGATTGCAAGAATAAAGGCTGATCCTGATGGTTATGGTAAAGTGTGGCGAGAATTCCATTCAACACAAGTACCTGCTTATTGGGTAGTTTGGCCTCACTCAGTTTCTAAAGATTGGTGTGATAGAATTGTTGGAAACTTATGATAAGAATAAGAATACATCGTTTCGAAAATGAATTATGGGGTAGATCTCATTTACCTTTCTTTAAAAAGTTTGATAAATTTTTATTGGACTTTTTTGACGTTGATGTCGTTAATTACAACACAGACGGTGAAACTTTTTCAGGTAAAATTAATTTACAATCTGAAATATCAAGTTTTGGTAATACACCACCTATTTCTGATGTTGAATATGTGATTGAAAATTTAGAGACCTCAGAAATTAAAATTCTTTCGTTTACGGAATATTTTACTCATTACGTTACTCATTTCGCTAAATCTAATTCATGTAGTAAAATATTATTGGTTCATTTTAATTGGTCAAACAGATACGATTGGTTCAAACGAGAACGAAGTTTAAAGGACATAGACAAAGTAAGACCTTGGATTTTTTTACCATTCAAGGAATTTGATTTTGATCACTACCGAGAGTTGCGAAAATCAAAAACGGAATTAGAGGACAAATTATTTTATTTAGGTAGTGGAATTGATTCGTACAGGAAAAGTGTTAAAGAAGTCGAATTGAAGGGTTATTTACAAAAAACTAATAATTACGAATTTAAAGATTATTTAGACAAAATGATTAATAGTAAAATTGGATTGAGTCATTACTTAGATCTTGATAAATACACAACACCATTTGATCATCCTGGTGAGTTTTGTTATCGAGATATTGAATATATGTCTGTGGGTTTACCATTTATACGAATAGAGTATAAAGATGCGGTCCACGATCCTCTTTTACCAAATCACCACTACATCTCAATACCAAGAGAAAAGGCGTATTTAGCATATGAAAAAAATAAAGAAGAAGGCGTTGCCGACCTATACATAGAAAAGTTTCTTGAGGTAAGACAAAACAAAGAATTTTTAGAGTTTATTTCAAAAAATCAAATAGAATGGTTTGATCGGAATATCAAATCACCAAATATAGAAAAATTAACTTTCGAGTTATTAGAATTAGACAAATGGTTAAATTAATATGATAAAAGGACACACAGAGTACAAAGGGTATACAGCACAACAGGTAGACAATTTCTACCCAACAATTAGAAAATTCTTAGAAGAGGTTAGACCTGCTAGAGTTTTAGAAATCGGCACTGCAGGAGGAGGATTTATATTAGCGGTCAGAGAGATATTAAATGAAATAGGTTTACCGAGTGTACCAATTAGAACTTTTGATGTAGTCGAAAGTCCTTATTACAAAAAATTAAGAACTCATAATATTGAAATTAACATCGAGAATATTTTTGATCACGCTTACGTTAACTTAGTAAAACCTGAAAGGATTGTACCTTACATACAAGAGGAAGGAACAACTATTGTTTTTTGTGATGGAGGTCATAAAATAGGTGAGTTTAACAGTATCGCACCTCACGTCAAAACAGGTGATTACATTTTGGCTCACGACTATATCGATACGTGGGAAAATTACCAAACCGATTTTAAAGATAAGATATGGAATTGGTGTGAAGTTGAGGAAAAATATATTGTTGAGGTCTCATTAAGAGAAGGATTAGAATTTTTTAATAAAGAGGAATTCGATAAAATTGTTTGGGTTTGTAAAAAGAAAGTTAAATGATAACATTAGTTACAGGTTTGTGGGATATAGGTCGTGGTGATCTTTCAGAAGGTTGGTCTCGATCATTTGATTATTACTTAAATAAGTTTGAGCAATTACTCCAAGTTGATTGTAATATGATAATATTTGGTGATCGTGAATTAGAAACTTTTGTAAAAGAAAGAAGAAAAGATGAGAACACGCAGTTTGTTTTACGAGATTTAGAGTGGTTTAGGACAAATGAATTCTACGGTCAAATACAAGAAATTAGAAATAAACCAAAGTGGTATAACCTCGCTGGTTGGTTAAAAGACTCGACCCAAGCAAGGTTAGAGATGTATAACCCTTTGGTAATGTCGAAAATGTTTATTTTACATGATGCGGTAATTTTAGATAAATTCAATTCAAATAAATTATATTGGATCGATGCTGGATTGGCAAATACTGTTCATATGGGTTATTTCACTCACGATAATGTATTACCAAAAATTGATAGGTTGTTTGATAATTTTACATTTATTTGTTTTCCATACCAAGCCGATCGTGAGATACATGGATTTGATATCGATAGAATGACACAATTGACCGGTGTTAGAGTTGACAAAGTTGCGAGAGGTGGTTTTTTTGGTGGTACAAAAGAAAAAATTAGAGAAATGAACGGTTTGTACTATAACTTAATGAAGACAACTTTACAAAGAGGTTTAATGGGAACCGAAGAAAGTTTATTTTCAATTTTATTATATAATAACCCCACGATTACCGAGTATGTTGAGATAGAATCAAATGGATTATTATATAAATTTTTCGAGGATATTAAAAATGATACTGTGGTAGTTAAAACAATATCAAGTAATAAAAAAACAGAAGTTAAAACAAATGGTGAAATAGGTTTATATGTCATCACATTCAATAGTCCAAAACAATTTGAGACCCTAATAGAGTCCATGATAGAATACGACTCTGAATTCATTTCAAAAACTAAAAAGTTTTTACTTAATAATTCTACCGATTTAACGACCACTCCTGATTACGAAAGACTTTGTCAACAATATGGATTTGAACATATCAAAAAAGATAATATTGGGATAACTGGTGGTAGAGTTTTTGTTGCAGATCATTTTGAAAATTCTGAGATGGATTATTATATATTTTTTGAAGATGACATGTTTTTTTATACCGGTCCTAATAATACTTGTAAAAATGGTTTTAGTAGAAAAACTAAAAATTTATATAGAAAGGTTTTACAAATTGCTAGAAAAGAACAATTCGATTTTCTTAAATTTAATTTTACAGAATTTTATGGTAGTCACGAAAATCAGTGGTCGTGGTTTAATGTAGACCAAGAATTTAGACAATCCCACTGGCCATTTAATCAAAACTTAGCACATCATGGTGAAAGTCCTAATGTACCAAAATTAGAATTCAGAAACATAAAATCACACGAAGGTGTTCCATATGCTACAGGTGAAGTTTATTTATCAAACTGGCCTATCATCTTATCTCGCGAAGGAAATTACAAATGTTATATTGAAACTAAGTTTGATTATCCATACGAACAAACTCTTATGTCTCACTGTTATAAACAAACTGTTAAGGGTAGGATTAACGCGGGGTTACTACTTATGACACCAACAGACCATAATAGATTTGATCATTACGAAGGTCATTTAAGAAAAGAATTCTAAACGAAGTATTTATTGATAAAAGGTTTAATGGAATTCTTTATCAAGAAAAATGCGACGCTACCTGTATTAAAAATTAACGTAATAAAAGACGGTAGAAGTGACTACAATAGATCCATGAAGTTTCTATCTGAAACTGACGTGTTTTTTTCTATGGTGGATACTGCAACTAATATCCCAAGAATTACCACAAGACCTGCAGGTTTAATGTCAAAACTTGCACCATCAACCGCTTCTACTTCAGATTATTATGTGTATTATCAATTCACACCATTTGACACAAAAAAAGTTGGTAGGTATAAAGGTCAATTTCTTTTTAGAGATGATACAGGTATTTTAGTATTACCATTAAACGAAGAGATTTATATCAACGTAACTGATAGTTTTGTTCTTGATGACATGGAATTCCAAAGTTGTTATGTTGTAGATTATCCTTGCTGTACAGGATTTATACCAACACCACCAGGACCTGTACCACCAGGTCCAACAACGACGAGTACAACATTCTCACCATCAACAACAACAAGTACAACAACACCAATAACCACAACAACGTCAACGGCAATACCTTGCGAAGTCTGTACCTCAGGGGCAACCCTACCTCAACTATTGCAGACGGTAATATATAATGGTATTAGATTATCACCAGGAACTATTCTACCTACCGATATAACAGCAACAACTGCAAGTACGGTTATGACTTGTTTTGAAGAATTAGAGGGGGCATCATCAGGTAATTTACTTTTAGGTAGTACGTCACCATTCAATTATAACATAACATTTATCGGCGGTCCTGTAAACGACGTTGTTTTTAGATTCATAAATTATGAAAAAACTGCAGCCGCTACTGAATCATTTACAATAACAACACAAAGACTTGATGGTTTAGAAATGATACCAACGATTGCCGCTTGTGAATATTGTTGTGCAACAATTAGTGGTAATACAATTACGGCTGGCGATAATACAGATTGTGAGATAGGAAGTGGTTATTTTAGGATAAGTACTGAATTCCCATATAGTAATATATCTATATCAGGTACGGGAGGAAATGGGGGAACTATTGTTGACGTATGTGAAGAAACTGTCAAAAGACCTGAAATAAGATCGACTGCATGGTCTATATCGGAAGGCGTTAGTGATATGAGATTTTTTTGTGACAGGGATACAACGCCATATGTAACAATATTTACTCAAGAATCACCAACTTTAGAGGTCGGGATGGAGTTATTTAATGATCAATTTCTCACATCACCAGTCAATTATCTTTTATCAACTTCATCATTCACTGTTTTAGAAAGAGACTACGTTCCATTAACAGAAAGATATTCATTTTTAACATCTGGTGGAACCCAACCTCAGTATGTTAGTGCTGTTTTAAACTGTACTGGACCAATCCCTTGTAGAGAACTAACAATTACGAGAACAAACCCAAATGGTAGTTTGGTAAGATGGTACGGTTGTGATGCTAAATTAGCGGGACAACAAATTGGTTTAGGTCAAACAATTACAATTTGTGGTTCTTTTCCAATCCAACAATCTAACGGGTCAACAACAATAGGACCTAATTGTTAACCAACTTTTAATTTCCAAGTATTTATAGTTAAAAGAATTGATGGAATTTACAATAGGTCAGAACGCGTCATTACCAGTACTTAAAATGCAAGTAGTGAATGACGGTACTCAGAGTTTTGAGGATATGATGGAGTTTATAGAAAGATCATCAATCTTTTTTTCTATGGTTGGTACCGATAACGGTATACCAAAAGTATATACAAAATCAGCAGGGTTTGTTGAAAAACTTGAGATGAACCCCAACGCATCACCTGAATATTACGTTTACTACAGATTTACACAACAGGATACGAGTAGAATTGGTAGATACGAAGGTCAGTTTATGTTCATAAATGATGACGGCACTTTAGTTCTACCAATTAGAGAACCATTATTTATAAATGTTGTTGAGAGTTTCATTTCTGATAGTTTACCGTATAACAGTTGTTATACATTAAATTATAGTTGTTGTACGACACCATTCCCATCACCAACACCAACACCAACCAAAGCACCTGTTATTAGTCCTACACCAGCACCATCTAATTCACCGACGCCAACAATAACACCAACACCTACTCAAACACCAAACCAACCGATTTGTCCCCACCCTGTGATGAAGAACTTAGTTTATGGTACAGATCAGTTTGGTACATTCGACTCAATAGAAAGTATTTGTTATGGTTATCTTTGTTTCTTACAAGGTAATTGTACCACTTCAGATTATCTTGTTAGGTTCTTTAACTTACCAACATTAAATGTTGGGTCTTTAGTTTTTGATAATGAAATTTCTTGTTATAAAACAAACGACACCGGATACTTTCTCACCAATTATGAGGGAGGTTATAGAATGTTCTATGTAACCGATGGCGTAATTACAGAAATTATCGATTGTAATTAAAATTTAACTCACATATTGATAAGGGTATTTTTTACTCCTATATTTATTTACGAAGGTAAATGTCGACCTTATTCGACAGCTAATAGACCAAAAGTAAATTTATATGATATCACAAGAAGAAATAGAACAATTTCTTCAGGGAAATGACCCTGAAGAATTTATCGTATCGGTAGAGTACGATTACGTATCCGACAAAATCTACAAAATCAAAGAAGTTCCAGGTAAAGGTAAACAGATCCAAAGAGATACATTAATCTCATTTGCTTGGGTTGGTGACTTACGTGGTCAAAACTTTTATTCATCATCAAAAGCGTTACAGAAAGAAGCCATGTCTAAACATGGTATCATCATCGAGAAACTTCGAACTGATGGTAATGATCGTTTAGAACGAGGACTTACCTTTATGGTTAAGTCAATGAAAGGTTATAGAAACCTCATTCAATTCTTTAGAGAAGGTGGTGTAGATCCTTGGGGTGAAAAAACCAAAGATCTTGTTATGGTATTACCTCCTGTTGAACAATACCTCATCTCAAAAGAGAAACGACTATTCAAGGGATTCGAGGAATACAACGACATCACGAGGATGGTATTCGACTTGGAGACGACCTCACTTGAGCCCAAGGATGGTCGTATCTTTATGATTGGAGTTAAAACAAACAAAGGATTTAGAAAAGTAATCGAGTGTGCCACACCTGATGATGAAAGAAGAGGACTTGTGGAGTTCTTCAATTTAATTGACGAACACAAACCATCAATTCTTTCAGGATACAATTCATTTAACTTCGACTGGTATTGGATTTACGAAAGATGTAAGATGTTGAATCTTGACATTAAGAAAATCGCAAAGTCCCTCAACCCTGAAAAAAGTATTTCAACTAAGGAATCTATGTTGAAACTCGCCAACGAGGTTGAGAAGTTTAACCAAACTCAAATGTGGGGTTACAACATTATTGATATCCTTCACTCAGTTCGTAGAGCGCAAGCAATTAACTCAAACATCAAAGAGGCAGGTTTGAAGTATATTACCAAATATATTGAGGCTGAGGCTCCTGATCGTGTTTATGTAGATCATGATAAGATTGGGTCTATGTATCGTGAGAAAGAAGACTACTGGTTGAACATAGAAAATGGTAAATACAAAAAGGTTGGTGTAGACCCTAAGATCGATGACGTATGTGGTAGACACTCAAACGTTTATATTAAAACAACGGGGGACGACATCATCGAGCGTTATCTTGACGATGACTTGGAAGAAACCTTATTGGTTGACGAAGAATTCAACCAAGGATCATTCTTGTTGGCATCACTACTCCCAACAACATACGAAAGAGTTTCAACGATGGGTACCGCAACATTATGGAAAATGTTAATGTTGGCTTGGTCTTACAAACACGGACTTGCAATTCCTGCTAAGAATGATAAAGGGAACTTCGTAGGAGGACTTTCTCGTCTGATCCGAACAGGATACTCAAGAAACGTTCTAAAGCTTGACTACTCGTCTCTATATCCATCTATTCAGTTGGTACACGATGTATTCCCCGAGTGTGATGTGACAGGTGCGATGAAAGGTCTGTTATCTTACTTCCGTAACACTCGTATCAAATACAAACAACTTGCCGAAGAATATGCGTCAATAGACAAAAAGAAATCGACATCTTATGACCGTAAACAATTACCAATTAAGATTTTCATCAACTCGATGTTCGGAGCCTTGTCTGCTCCACAGGTATTCCATTGGGGTGACATGGATAAGGGTGAGATGATTACTTGTACAGGTCGTCAGTATCTTCGTATGATGATTCACTTCTTTATGGATCGTGGATATACACCACTCGTAATGGATACGGATGGTATTAACTTCTCAGTCCCTGAAGGTGTTGAGACAAGAAGATACGTCGGTAAGGGTTTGAATTGGAAAGTTGTTGATGGTAAAGAATATGTTGGTGAAGAAGCGGATGTAATGGAGTTTAATGATCTTGCAATGAGAGGTGAGATGGCACTTGACACTGACGGACAATGGCCAGCGTGTATTAACTTAGCTCGTAAGAACTACGCACTTATCACCGCTAAAGGTAAGATCAAACTTACAGGAAACTCAATTAAGTCTAAGAAAATGCCGATCTATATTGAGAAGTTTTTGGATAAGGGAATTAAGTTATTACTTGATGGTAAAGGACAAGAGTTTGTTGAGTGGTATTATGAATACGTACAAAAGATCTTTGATCAAAAGATTCCGTTAATGGATATTGCGAACAAAGCTAAGATCAAACAAAGTATTGATGATTATATTGCACGAAGTAAAACCAAAACTAAGGCGGGGGCGTTGATGTCTCGACAAGCACACATGGAGTTGGCAATTAGAGATAAGTTAAATGCAAATCTTGGTGAGGTAATCTTTTATGTGAATAACGGAACCAAAGCTTCACATGGTGATGTTCAGAAAGTTAACAAACCAAAGAAAGGGTGGACACAAGAACACATCGACACATACATTTCAAATTATGGTACGACAATACCTGAATCCGCAGAATCAATTATTCAGTTAAATTGTTATCGTATTGATCCATCAGATCTTGAAAGTAATCCGACTATGACAGGTGAATACAACATCCAAAGAGCGATAGCAACTTTCAATAAAAGAGTTGAGCCTTTATTGGTTGTGTTCCAACAAGAAGTTAGAAATGGTTTATTGGTTAAAAATCCTGAAGATAGACCTTTCTTCACTAAAGTTCAGTGTGAGTTAATTAACGGACAACCATTTGATGAGGGTGACCAAGATAAATTAGAAGATGTTATGGAAATTTCTAATGAGGAAATGTCTTTTTGGGATAGAGTTGGTGAAACTCCTTACCATATGTATAAAGATGCGGACTCTTATATGTGGAAATATCTACCAAATCAAAACTTATTCGATCTTGAGACCATCGGAGGAGAGAATATACCAGACACCTCTGACGTTCTTTAACTCAACACAAGCACCACGACCTACGGATATCTCATCCCAATCATCGTCAATTCGACCAACATCAGGTAAGATTAAACAATTAGTTAAAGTTTTAATTACAATCTTATCTGGTGTTGTGGTTGAGTCTAATTTTATGGTACAACTATCAACATCTCTAACAATTATTAACGATTCTCCATTAGTGGAATAAAACTCATCACTAACAACTATGGTATCATAGGTATCTAAATTTAAAGTTCTATCTCCTTTTATTACAGTTTTTCTTACCGGTTTTTCTCTAATGATATCCATAAAATTATATTACATATATTTGGCGAGGCATGGCTCTAAACTTAAGTTGTTTGTTTAAGTTTTCAGCAAGTAACGCTTCTCTCTCCATAATTTTTTCAGGACGTAATCTTGTTAACCTACCTTCAGGTCCTATCAACTCGTCAATCAATTTTGTCTTTTCATCTTTAGCTTCAGTAGATAACGATGCGTAATCCATAGTTAAATCACCGTCAGGTGCTTTAAGATTACCACTAAATTTACCACGAACTCTTGCTAAAGTTTCTTTACAATATGCGGTGAACCACCTTCTAACCCAAATCTGCGCTGGATTATTAAGTTTGTACCAACTTATTTTATTGAATGGTACGTCCGATGGTAAGAGTACGATGTCAGGATTATCCGCCAAACACTTATCTCTATCTCCTTGACCAACATCATAATACCAATACCAAACTTGACCTTGTGCTAGTTCCGCATTACCAAAATCAAATTTCCCACCCGGTGTATTCAATAAGTGTAATGCTTTTTTACCATCAGGTAATGCTGTGATGTAATAAGTTAGATCACCAGCAAAAATCCTTCTTTGTATATTAACCTCTTGCATTCTGAGTAACATATCAAAAGCGGGTGTTAAATAATAACTTCCTGCCATGTTACCAATTTGAGCAAGACCGCCTCCACCACCTAAACCAGTCCCTACCCCAACACCGGCAAATCCACCGATACCAAACATTGTCGTATTTAAAGTTGATGGTGTAAACCATAATACTTCATTCACCTCACGACCTGCAGGAATTTCATATATTTGTTGGTTTGGTACTAATTGTATATAATCTTTTTTAATTACCCAATCACCACCAGCTTGTAACCCAACAATTTTAGAATAAGCGTATGTGTACCTTGTTTCAAAATCTAAACTTTTTGTCACAAAAGCTCTAGATAAAGATTGCGTATCTAAATTTAAGTTATAAAGAGAAGTCCACTGAGATTCGATCAACCAATCTTGTACATATTGTGAATAATCATCAATAGAGTACTCTAAAAGAGTATCCATCATTTCATCTTCTAATTCTACCGACCTCAAAGGTGCACCTAAAAGATGTCTTACTTTTTGGTAGAATTCACTTCTTTCTGGTTCGTTGATAATTGCCATAGAGTTTTTTCTCTATAAATATCTTTAATAATTAGTTTGTGTTAGTCAATACAAACGATCTTTTCTCTGTCCTTTGATTTTACATTCAAAGTGACTGATTCTAAAGTATCTTTATCTCTAAAGAAGAAACCATCAATTTTATTATATTCGGGTTTTATTCTAAACCTTATTGATAGTCTTTTTTCATCACAACCTCTTTGACCTTTATTGGACCAATATAAATCAATATATTCGATAGGAACAATTAAATCACCCTCGTAGATTATACCCGACATTTGACTTCTAACTTTATCGAGATATTCCTGAGCCGAAGGTTTGGTGTTTAACCAAACAAAGATTTTCTCAATTAATTCGTTGTATAGTTTTAAGTATATTGGTTTTTCGCTTGATAGTGAGCTTTGTTTGAAAATGGAAAAAAACTCTGATAAATAACTATCTATGAATGGGTCCATTTTTTTAACCTCAAAGAATGATCCACTCGGAAATATAACTTTACCGTTTTCATCTTTTAAATCTTGTTTAGTAATTAAATCGGCCTTTATATAATAACTACCTTTTTTAAATGATTTAGATAAACAAGATGCTATCTGAAAGAATGTATAATCCAGAGTTTCGGTACCAGAATGAACTTGTTTTAACACATCAATTAATGTTTCTTTCGCGTTATCAGAACATTTATAATCTAATTGTAATTTTGTCGGTCTTTTCTCAAAGTACTCACCTGAAAATCTATCTTCATATTTACTGTGTTCTTTTTGTCTTGCATAAGCCAATAACCCCTCAATATCTTTAGGTATTGTGGTGGAATATCTTTGTTTGGTTAATATTTTTTTTACTTGGTCGTCATCATATTTTTTATCTACAATAAAGTCTGAAACTAACTCTAAAAAGTTCACAGTTCTATTTGTGTCTTGGAGGGCTAATTTTATGATTACGGGAAACGTACCAACATTTTTCATCACAAAGAATTGGTCTAATATAAAAATAGAACGTTCTAATTCGCTAACCAAATAATCATCTTCTAACCCATCTCTGAAATTTTTTAATTGACAATAAGGTGATTCTTTTGATTTTGATTGTCGACATAAATAATCTATTTTGGAATCTCGTTTAAGTGCTATTTCATTTATTCCATTTGACTCGTTAAGTTTTTTCTTAGAAGTCCTACTAATTAATAAGTCATTAACAAATTCCCAATTCACCACGTCCCAAAACTTAGAAATATATTCGTCTCTTTTATTTTGGTATTTCAGATAATAAGCGTGTTCCCAAACATCAAGACCAAGTAATGGATAACCACCCCCCTTAATAATATTCATTAGGGGATTGTCCTGATTAGGTGTGGACATAATTTTTAATTTACCGTCTTTAGCCAAATACAACCAAGCCCAACCAGATCCAAACCGATCCTGAGCAGCTTTGTTAAATTCGTCTTTTAGTTTTTTGATGTTACCAAAATCTTCTCTAATTTTTTTTAAGATTTCATCTTTTGGTAATTGTTTTTTTGGTGATAACATTTTCCAAAAAAGAGCGTGGTTAAAAGCACCCCCCGCATTATTTCTAACTTTATCGTCAAACTTACTAATGGATTTAATAATTTCTTCTAAATCCATATCACCTTTTTTATCTTTGATTGCTTTATTCAGTTTATCAACATAACCTTTATAGTGTTTGTTGTAATGAATATTCATGGTTTTAGAATCAATAAATCTTTGTAATGCAGAATATGAGTATGGTAGTTTTTCGATTCCAATTTTTTTCATCTCAACCAACAAATTTTCCTTAATAGTTTCTTTTTCAGTCAAAAGTATTTGTTCGGATATAAGATCAATACGACCTTTTATACTTTTACTTTCATACATGATTTCTTCCAATTCAGGATGTTCTTTTTCAAACATCTTAACCAAACGACCCGCAAATGCGTTTGCTTCGTCTTCATTTTTTCCACCGATGTTTGGTCCAGGTTTCCTATTCAAGATTGTCATTTGATATTCGTGGACCCACTCATGTGCGAGAGTTCTCATGATATCCCTATTTAATCTACCTTTCGCCAAAACTTTAATAAGATTATCACCACGTCTACTACCTGTGGACATGTCTCCCCTTTTACCATCCATAAAGATAATTTTTAGATCTTGTTTTAAGGGATATTCTTTTTGTAGGAGTTTTATGAACTCACTCACAAAGTCTTTGTGTTCTTTAATATCTTGATTTTCGTATTTGATTGAAAGTTTCATCTTTGATAAATATTCCAATCATAAAAAGATTACCTCCTTTTATTGATTAGCTTAAGGATTTCCTCTGCCACGTCACCAGGGTTCTCAATAATACCATCTCCCATAACCGTGTTTATGATCCTTTTCTTTTTGTTTAGTATGTCATATATGGCACCCTCAATGGTATTTTCAAATAAGGGATAGTAAACCAATACGTTTGATTTTTGACCATAACGATATGCTCGGTCTTCAGCTTGTGCGTGTTCTGCAGGTACAAATGATAGATCATTCATAATAACAACCTCAGCCGCGGTTAATGTTAAACCAACACCCGCAGCTTTTAGGTTCCCAACAAATACTCGGATCTTATCATCATTTTGAAATGAGTCGACCGCTTGTTGACGCATCGAGTTTGAGCAACTGCCGTCAAGGTATACCGCTTGTTTACCAAAGTGTTGGTAGATTGTTTGGAGTGTGTCGGTAAAGTTCGTAAAGATAATGACTTTCTTACCTTGTTCTAAAATGTTTTCTGCAAAGTCGATTGTTTGTTTTGTTTTTTCATTCGCAATTACCTTTCTAACTTTCATCAGTTTAGAGAACTGAACCGTTAGAGATGATGACTCATCAGGATTTTTATCATACCATTCATAATACTCACCCATCAAATCTTCATATTCTTTCGATTTAAGTCTCAAATAAACAGGAGTAATAATTTTGTCAGGTAGATCTAACACCTCTTCTTTTAATCTACGAAGAATTTGTTTTGATGTTCTATCTCTTAATTCCTCAAGGTTTGACGCACCCATAACATTCCAAACCTTTCTTTTACCTGCTGTAAATTGGAATCCTTGACAATAACGGATGGCGTACGCCTTCCAATTCTGAGCAACGGGACTTTCGATGAGGTTTAGTAAGTTGTAGTAGTTCATAGGTCGTGAAGTCATAGGTGTTCCTGTCAACAACCAAACTCTATCAACTTTCTTTGCGAAACTATTAATAATCTTTGTTCTTTGTGCTTGGACATTTGAAATCATGTGAGCCTCGTCTAATATAACCAACTCAAACCCACTTTGTAATAATAGGGACTCATCTTTTTTCTTTGGGTCTGAGTCGTGGAAGTTTTTAAGAATGTCATAATTTACAATCACAAAATCGTGTTCAGTAGAAAATTTTTTACCTTCGGCAATAAACACAGGTCGATCCGAGTAATTCTCAATCTCACGTTGCCAGTTGATCTTAAGGGAAGCCGGACAAACAATTAAAATCTTTTTTGCTCCTGTCTCTAAAGCAGCAAGAATTGTTGAGGTTGTCTTACCAAGACCCATATCATCCGCCAAAATAAATCTTTTTGATCCTGCAAGTTTTTCTACAGCAATTTTTTGGTGTTCTAATGGCGGTCGGTGAGAATACTTTGAATAATCAATTTCGACCTTCTCAACTTTATGCGTTTTAATAAGTGCTGACTTGGGAACCCAAAACTCACTTAGTTTATCTTTCTCAAAGAACTTACCCCAAACGTGATAAGATTTTTCTTTTTCAACCAAAAGTTTTTCGATATATATTTGTTCGGGAACTTGTAGTAGATATCTTTCTTCTGCGAACTTTTTAGAAAAGTATGTGTCTAACTCAACCCATTTACGAGCCACCTTTGGTGTGGTATTATAATAAGTTGTAATATATTCTGCCTGATTTCTTGTTGGGTAAAACTTACTTGAGACTTCCTTCTTGTTTTTCAGGTATAATATATAATTATTTGCACCACTATACGAGTCAAGCAAATCCAAAGCCTTATGTTCTATAAGTGTTTTAGTATTATCCAAAATTTGTTTTTAATAAAAATAACAATAAAAAGAATATTTATCAAGAAATAGACTATTATGAAGAGTAGTGTTCCTGTAAGTAGATTGGGAAAGTTTTTTGGGGACAATGATTTTAACCTTGAAATAAGTATGGGTCAAGAGTGGTTGATAGGTGATATGAACTTCACTTGTGTCTTATATAGAGTTGACAAAAACAAAATCAAAACTGATGACGTTTATGGTGAAGTCGTAGAAGATGGTATCAAGTTTTTACCTCCTGTTGAGTTTAATGCTTATGTTGGTATTGCGGCACCCGAAAACAAAATGCTAGGGTCTACTCGTATTGATCAAGTCGAACCTGGTAACATTACCATTTCAGTTTATATGAAAACCTTAGACGATCTTGATATTGATATCGATTTTGGTGATTACATAGGATATTATGATAGTGAAAACTTTGTTAGGTATTATACGGTTGTTAATGATGGACGTGTGGTATCGGATTTAAAACATACTTATAAAGGGTTTAAACCTTTTTATAGAACAATAATTGCGGCACCTGTCGGACCAAATGAATTTAGAGGATTATAATGGCATTACCAAAACAAGTTAAACCAACATTACCTTTAACGTATCCCAAAACTCTTTTACCGAGAAGGGAACAAATAAAGGATATGATCACTAAGGATGGAACTTACCTACCTAAGTCATTACTTCATGCCGATCTTGATGGTGGGTTCTTAGATTTTGTTAAAGAAAAGTTTAGTATAACTTCTGAGGGTAAGAAAATTCCTGTGGTTGATATTTTAATAACAACTCAAAACTGGTCTCAGTTTGTTGAAACTTGGGACTTTCAAAATATCGATAAGAATGTCGAACCCCCATTTATTACAGTAATTAGAAATCCTGAAGTTAAATACGGAAACAATCCCGCTGTGATGTATAACATTCCTAATAGAAGAATGTATTATTATATGGAAGTTCCGACTTGGGATGGTAATAGAGTTGGTGCTGACATTTATAAAATCCCTCAACCAGTTCCAATTGATTTGAAATATACTGTTGTGATTGTTTGTAATAGAATGAGGGAAGCAAATACTCTTAACCAAAGAGTTATGGAAACGTTCGCATCAAGACAGGCATACCAAGTCATTAAAGGTCATTACATTCCGATTATTAATGATGGGTTTACTGACGAGTCTTCTTTAGATTTGGAAAAACGAAAATATTATATTCAGAAATATGAGTTTACCATGATGGGATTCTTAATGGACGAAAATGAATTTGAGGTTAGTCCCGCAATCTCACGAACTTTTCAGATGTATGAAGTGGATCAACGACCTGTAAAACGACCACAAAAAAGACAAGAACCAGTTCAATTAGAAACAATCACTCTAAATTACTCAATAGGAGAGTTAACTCAAGAGTACTTCTTTAGTTATACTTGTAATCTCTATTTTGAACAGTCACCAAATGTTGAGTCGTATTCTGTTTATATTAATGACAATTATTATGGTGATGACGTTACTGAAATACAAATCAATACTGATGATAATTTAAGAATTGATATTGTTAAGATTGATGAGTCTTCAGAATCATCTCTTTCTTTCTCACAGAAATTACTTTAACGGTTCCCCGTAAATGTCCTTTTTTTCTTGACATTTTTCCATAATTAGATTCTCTAAAAACCTATACATTTTAATACCACGTTTATCGCAATATTTCTTTAAGACACCGTGAACTTCGATGTCAATCTTAAGGTTTTTTATCTTTTTATTATCGTTAGACATAGGGGCAGAATTAAGGCAGAATAAAATCTTACCAAAATATAAATACTTTCTATAATGTAAAGTTTTTCGTGTTTTGAGAAGTATTTATAGGTAAATAAATAAATTAAAAGAAATTTTTAGTATGGCAACAAACAGTAAGGTTTTTGTTTCACCAGGTGTCTATACTTCAGAGGTTGACTTAAGCTTTGTAGCACAGAGTGTAGGGGTAACTACTTTGGGTATTGCTGGAGAGACTCTGATAGGACCGGCTTTTGAACCAATCTTTATTACAAGTTTTGATGATTTCCAAACCGTATTTGGGGGGACTTCACCTGAAAAATTTGTAAATACACAGATTCCAAAGTACGAAGCCGCGTATATCGCAAAAGCATATTTACAACAATCTAACCAATTGTTTGTAACTAGAATTCTTGGTCTATCAGGGTATGATGCAGGACCATCTTGGTCAATCACAACGGTTGCAAACGTAGACCCAACCACTATCGATGTATGGTGTTTGAGTTCTGTAACAGATTTTACAACTTGTGTAACTACTTGTGTAACACCAAAAGAATTAACATTTACAGTACAATTTACAGGTTGTACAAATGACTCAGGAACAATCGAGTATTTAACTTCATTCCCGTCAGAAATCGAGGATCTATTATTATCTCAATATGAAGAGTTTAATGGCGACACCTCAACTCTTAACGACCAAATTCAAAACTTAGTATTCAACGTAATTACAAGTACTAACCCATATACCGCAGAAGACGAACAAATCGCTTACTTCGGTTCTATTGCGACTGACGATTATGATGTATTAAGTGGTTCAGGATTTAGTGCTGAAACTAACGTATTTGAGGTTCCTTCAGTTTCTTTCGATGATACTGATTTGAATTCAGCATTTAATGACTCTTGGTACTACGCATTATTTAACAATAATGGTAATACAAATTATTCAGGTTTCTCATTCTTTACATATGTATCAGGATTGACAGCTTACTTCCCTAACCCTACACCAACACCAGGGGTTACGGCATCACCAACTCCTACACCTTCATTTGTAAATCCTTGTATTACACCATCACCTTTCACATCACCTACACCAACTCCTACACCAGTTAACATCGACTGTTATTCAGGTACTATCGTTGGTAAGATCTACTATTACACAGGTACTTCTTATGTTGATTATGATAATGTTGTTGTTGGTACTTTAAGATCAAGAGGTATTTCTACTTACACAACTGATACTAACCCAACTTACTCAGTAACAGGGACATCAGATGTGACTTTAGATATGACAGGTCAATACGCTGGAGTTCTTAAAAACCCTTATTTAACATTCGCAGTAAATGTGGTTGATAAGTTTGGTACGGCTTACAACTTTGAGACATCACTTACACAAAACGATCCAGAATATTTCACTAAAGTATTTGGTATTACTAACTTCCAAAAACCAAGAATCGAGGTTCCTGTATTTGCTGAGGAAGTGTTCCAATCATTCTTGAACTACTCTTGGAGAAAAGGTTATATCAAAGGTCTTAATCCTAACTTAATTGCTTTAGACTCAGCACAAAGCGGAGATCCTGACTCAATTGGTTGGTACTTAGACAAATGGCAAACACCAGCATCACCATACGTTGTTTCTGAATTAAGAGGTAATAAAGTTTATGACTTGTTTAGATTCTACACAGTTTCTGATGGTGACGCAGCAAACACTTTAATTAAAGTTTCAATTATCAATCAAACATACAACAACTTAACGTTTGACGTATTAATCCGTGACTATTTTGATACAGATGCAAATCCTGTAGTACTTGAGAAATTCACAAACTGTACTATGGATCCAGGACAAAATAACTTTGTTGCGAATAAAATTGGTACATTAGATGGAGAATACTTGTTAAACTCTAGATATGTGATGGTTGAAATGAGTGAGGATGCTCCGATAGACGCATTACCTTGTGGATTCAACGGATTCAACTTTAGAAATTATGCAGGTGCTAATTCACCATTCCCAATTATCAAAGGTAAGTATGACTTCCCTGGTGAAGTTATTTACAACCCACCGTTTGGTTTATCTTCAGGTAACGATAACGCGTTGATAAGCCCGGGAGATAATGTAAGAAGAACTTACTTAGGTATATCCAATAGTTTAGGTTGGGACCCTGCTTACTTCGAATATGTTGGTAAGAGAAATCCGATCAACTCTTGTGATATCGATGGTTTACCATTTAACTACAGATCCGCTGGTTTCCACATGGACGTAAATGCAAGTGGATTAACAATCGGACCTGAGTTCTCAACTTCAGGTGACCCAAGATTTATCTGTGGTAACTCACCGTTCATTACCGATCCTGAATCACCAACAAATGCATACTACAGATTGTTCGCTCGTAAGTTCACATTCTTAGTACAAGGTGGTTTCGATGGTTGGGATATCTACAGAGAGTGGAGAACAAATACAGACCAATTCCAAATTGGTAGAAGTGGATTCTTAAGAGGGGCTTGTCCTTCTACAAGATACCCTAACGCTACAGGATGGGGAGCATTCAAAGAGATTTCTCTTGGTGATGGAACTCAAAACTTTGCAAACTCTGACTACTATGCATACTTGTTAGGTCAACAAACATTTGCAAACCCTGAAGCAACAAACATCAACGTATTTGTTACGCCTGGTATTGATTATGTAAATAACAGTAACCTTGTAGAAGCGGCAGTTGAGATGATCGAGTTTAACAGAGCGGACTCACTTTACGTGTGTACAACACCTGACGTGGATATGTATGTTCCTAACTTAAATGGTCAAGATTTCTTAATCTACCCAACTGAAGCGGTTGATAACTTGGATAACACAGGAATTGACTCTAACTACACAGCAACTTACTATCCGTGGGTATTGACAAGAGATAGTGTGAATAACACTCAAATCTACATCCCACCGACAGCTGAGGTTACGAGAAACTTGGCACTTACAGATAACATCGCGTTCCCATGGTTCGCGGCGGCGGGTTACACTCGTGGTATTGTTAACTGTATTAAGGCTCGTAAGAAGTTGACACAAGAAGATAGAGATATTCTTTATGTTGGTAGAATTAACCCAATTGCAACCTTCTCTGATGTAGGTACAGTAATTTGGGGTAACAAAACTCTACAAGTTAGAGAGTCTGCTCTTGACAGAATCAACGTAAGAAGATTGTTATTACAAGCTCGTAAATTGATTTCAGCAGTATCTGTAAGATTATTGTTTGAACAAAATGACGCTCAAGTTAGACAAGACTTCTTAAACGCGGTGAACCCAATCTTAGATGCGATTAGAAGAGATCGTGGTTTATATGACTTCCGTGTAACAGTTTCTAATGATCCTGAGGATATTGATAGAAACCAGTTAACAGGTAAGATCTATATCAAACCAACAAGATCACTCGAATTTATCGACATCACATTCTACATCACTCCGACAGGAGCATCGTTTGAGAATATATAAGTTGGTTTATATTCATATGAAAAGGGGAGACGAAAGTTTCCCCTTTTTTATTTATAGAGATATTTATTTATATGAATTATAAAAAAATTGTTAAACAGATCATTTCAGAGATCATTCACGATCAGATGAAACCCACAATGAAGTATTATGCTTTTGACTGGGATGATAACCTTATGTATATGCCAACTAAAATCTATACCAAAGATGATAAAGGTAAGGTTGTTGGTATGTCAACAGAAGATTTTGCAGAATACAGAACTGAAATCGGTAAAGAACCCTTCGAATATGAGGGACATACCATAGTAGGTTTTGATGAAAACCCATTTAGAGACTTCAACGTACCTGGTGATGAAGGGTTTTTAAAGGACGCGATGAAAGCACCTACAGGACCTGCATGGAGTGATTTTGTTGAGGCGGTCAATAACGGGTCTATTTTTTCAATCATCACAGCAAGGGGACACACTCCTTCAGTTCTTAAAAATGCAGTTTACAACTTAATTAAGAAAAACAAACACGGATTAAGTGAAAAAGAATTAATTAAAAATCTGAAAAAATATAGAGAACTTGCAGATGAAGATGATTTGTCTGATGAGGAACTTCTTAGATCTTACTTAGATATGAACCGTTATCATCCAGTAAGTTTCGGACAAGGTTCTGCCGCCAATCCTGAACAACTTAAAGTTGATGCAATGAAAGAATTTATGACATACGTCCAAAATCTTTCTAGAAGATTGCAAGAAAAGGCATTTATGAAAAATAAGATTAGTAATTATTTTGTTCCTTATATCGGTTTTTCAGATGATGACTTAAGAAATGTTCAAGCGATGAAGAAACATTTTGATGATAAAACTGGTTTAGAAATTTATCATACAGGAGGAGGAAAGAAGACTAAATACTAATTTAGTTTTGCCTAGTAAATGTATAACTTGAAAAATATTTGAAGTAAATAGAAAATTTTTTATTTCGCACTATTTATAATAAAAATAAAAGAAAAAGAAAAAAATAAGATATGGCTGATTTGTTAATGAAAATGCCGATCCCTTACGAACCGAAAAGGGAGAACCGATGGATTTTGAGGTTTCCATCATCACTTGGTATTAATGAGTGGTACGTTGAGACAACATCAAGACCAAAACTAACTATCAACACAACTAAGATTGACTTCTTAAATACTTCAACATATGTTGCAGGTCGTTTTGAGTGGGGTGAACTTCCAGTGACTTTCCGTGATCCAATCGGACCTTCGGCATCACAAGCTGTAATGGAATGGATACGTTTATGTGCTGAGTCAGTAACAGGTCGTATGGGTTACGCTGCAGGTTATAAAAAGAATGTTGATCTTGAAATGTTAGATCCAACAGGAGTTGTTGTTGAGAAATGGATTTTAGAAGGAACATACTTAACAGGATATGATGGAGGATCACTATCATATTCAAATGATGGGGTTGCTAAAATCAGCGCAAACATGAGAATGGACCGTTGTATCTTAGTTTACTAAGAAATATTATATACAAATTATATAAGACCGTATACTTTACTAGTTACGGTCTTTTTTTATTTTTAATTATAAAAGATAGTTTATGGAACAAGATGTATATGCTGCAGGTTTAGAAGGTTTTAATTTACCTCACGACGTAATTCAATTACCAACACAAGGTAAGTTTTACAAATCTAAAAAGAAATCGATTAAAGTTGGTTATCTAACTGCCGCTGATGAAAATATTTTGGCGGAAATTGATTTTAAAAAGAATGTAAATGAAGGTATTGTATTACCCTTATTGAGAAATAAGGTCTACGAAAGAGATATTAGACCTGAAGAACTTTTAGACGGTGATATTGAAGCGATCTTATTATTTTTACGAAACACTTCGTTTGGTCCTGAATATAAAATTATTGCTGTAGATCCTGAAACTGAAGAAAGATTTACAACAACAATTTTACTCGATGAGTTAAATTATAAAAAAACAGAAGTGGAACCAAATGAAGACGGGTATTTTGAGACAACACTTCCTGTTTCACAAAAGAAAGTGGTTTTAAAGTTATTAACCATAAGTGATAAAATTGAAATAGATAGAATAGTTAAATCCTATCCTTCTGAAAGAACTGCACCTGTTATCACAACTAGATTACTTAGAAACATTATATCTATTGATGGGGATGATGATAAGAGTAAAATCAGTATGTTTGTTGAACAAATGCCGATCGCAGATTCAAAACACATTAGGAGATTTTTAATTAATAACGAACCAAGATTAGATCTATCAAAAGAAGTTATAGCCCCGTCAGGAGAAAAAGTGGTAGTGGATATCACTTTTGGGGTTGAATTTTTTCGGCCTTTCTTATCAGTATAAGACAACATTATTAGATGAATTTTATTATTTTTCAAGATTGTTCAGAACTCAATATTCTGAGTTTATGAATATGCCAACATATGTTCGTAAGTATTTAGTGCAAAAACACATTGAGGAAATCAAAACCAATAAGTAAATATTTATGAAATAAAAGAAGTAATGACTGATAAAGAAAGGATTGAGGCTTTAGAGAAGGAAAATAAATTATTACAACAACAAGCTGAACAATATAAAAAAATAAATCAGCAAAGTGATAAACTTTCCTCAAACACTAAATCATTATACGACGAAAACGAACAATACATAGGTACTTGGACTATGAATGTTGGTACTATTGCTAAAAGAACAGAACAAACAATTGAATCTATGGTTAAGCAGATGGCATCACCATTTGATCCAGGACCATTTGAAGAATTAGATAATAGAGCAACTAGTTTACAAAATACATTTGCATCAACCAAAGGACAATTAGAAGGTTACAAACAAATTATTGCCGATACAATACCTGAATTAACAAAAATGGGTATTAGCGAAGAACAAGCGGTTAAAAATATAGGTGAGGTTATGGAAAGTATGGGTAGTAATGCCGTTTTAGGTACTGAAGCGATTACCGAAATATCTGCGGCTGCTAAAATATCGGGTATTGAGGCGGGTAAACTAGCTTCTAATTTTAGAGATGTTGGTATATCAGTTTATGATGTTGGTGATCGAATGAAAGAAGTAACGGATATTGCGAGAGGTGCTGGTGTTTCTGCAACTGCAGTTTCACAAAAAGTATCTGCAAATCTCAGTAGTTTAAATCTTTATAATTTTGATAATGGTGTTAAAGGTCTGGCTAAGATGGCGGTAACCTCAGAAAGACTTGGTATCAGTATGAATCGAGTTTTCGATTTTGCTGAACAAATTTTTGATCCTGAAGGTGCTATTGAGATGGCAGCAGGATTACAAAGACTTGGTGTGACCGCTAGTGGTTTATTAGATCCATTAAAAGCAATGGACTTAGCCGCGAATGACCCTGAAGGCTTACAAAAAGAAATAATTAACGTAACCAAAGAGTTTACTAAGTTTAATGAGGCGAATGGTCAGTTTGAAATAATGCCAGGATCTAAAAGAAGATTGAGGGAGATTGCGAAAGAAATGAAAATACCTGTAGAAGAATTGGCATCAATGTCTATTAAAGCTGCTGATTTTGATATGAAGATGAAACAAATCCAATTCCCTTCTTTAGCAACAGATCAAGAAACAAAAGAAATGATTGCGGGAATGGCTCAGTTGAAAGACGGTAAAGCTCAAATTAATGTTAAAAATGAACAGACTGGTGAAGTAGAATTAAAACAAGTAGATCAACTTACCGCTACGGATATTGAAAGTTTGAAGAAATCTCAAGAAGAAGATAGTATGACAATCGAAGAAGTTGCAAAGGCACAATTAAGTGTAAGTCAACAAATCGAACAAAACACAAAAAGTGCGATTAGTGGTATAAGAATGGGTAAGGCAACAACTGAACCACTTGAAAAGATGTTTACTACTGTTATGGGTGCTCAAGTAGACTTATCGAGAAATATTGCAAATAGTGTATCATCTAAAGGAACAAGACAAACTCTTACAGCAATTGGACAACCGATGGAAGATTATATTGTTGGTGGTGTAACTGGTAATGAGCAAATGCAAAAAGATTCAACAAAAGACTTTTTAGCTGCACTAGATGTTACGGAACAAAGAATAAAGGCAGGATCACAAGAATTCCTTACAACCACACTTACTGATATAAGTAACCGATTTAAAGAAGCGTATTCACAACCACAAAAAATTGAAACTAAATCAGATGTGAATTTCAATATGACTATAAATGGTAATGACAACGTTAAAAATATGGATTTGAATGCTATTAAAGGTGATATTGTTAATTATCTTACTCAAACCGCAGAGGGTAAAGATTTACTTAAAAAGGCAATAGAAAATCCAAATGCACCAAGTGCTATGGTTGGATCAAAAAACTAATAAAAAAATATACCAAACACCTATTTATAAAATAAAACAATATGTCTGAAAGTTTTTTATCGTTTGGTAACTCAGATGCTTTTAGGAAACAATTATTAGTTAAGAATTTAACACCATATAATGTTCCTGGAACATACACATCACCAGGTAATCCCGTTGATTATGAAGTTGTGCTTTCAGTGAATAATGTTATTGACTCACCAAATAATTATGTATCCACCAACTTATTTGCTCAAGATCTTTATCCTTTAAATGAATATGGTCCTGAAGGTGGTTTTAGTAACCCAATTGGGATTAATTCTGTTGCGTCAACAAATAATCCAGAAGGAACCAATCAAGGTCCTTATGAACCGATTGATACGGTTTTAGATATCGTAAATGAATTTTATATTGAGTCTGCTTATGTAACAAATAAGTGGGGACCAAGTGGTGGTTATAAAGACTTAGTAATAATCACTGATATACAAAACGCAGGTAATATTTACCAACCGTATTGGGATCCGGGTTATTATAGTTACTCATCTTACCCAACATTTAATGTTGTATTCCAAGACGACCCAATCGGATCAAACGGACCATTATCTTCAGATAGTTTCTTAGCTAAAATTGGTGCCTCACAATTAAAATTTGCGTTTGAAGAACGAGTTGCGCAAGAACTACAACAGGCGACGATAGGAGTTATCAATCTTGATACTATATCGGATCCATTCTCCGCAAGTTTATTGGCTTCGGGACAACAACCATTCTTTATTCGAGATTGGAGAATTACTGTACCTGAAAATCCTGCTTTAGCGGCGGTATCATTAGCGAACAGACTAACAGGTACTTATTTTCCTGTTTCATTTATACCTGGTGATTACTTTGATGACGATAATCCAATAAATGGTCCTCAAACTGAGGCTGCTTTAGGAGTAGCGAATAGTTTAACGGGTGGTTTATTAGCACCAATATTAAACAAATATAGAAGTCCATCTGAAGTTTTTGTTGCAAATACGGGTAATGGTACGAGATCGGCATTATTTTCGGCATTAGATTATAACTTATATAGACCGGCATACAATAGAGGATTAATTGGTGGATTAATTGCCGGTGCTTCTGCAGCGGTCAATAGGTTATTTGACCAAGACAGGGCTCAATCTTCAGGATATTATGTTGGTAATGAAAATGCAGAACCATCACAAATCGATGGACCGCCAAACCAAGTTCCTGTCAACCAATTCGGAGTCCAACAACAAAGTATTGTTTACGGACCACAAGAATTGGCAATCCTTTATGAAGGAAATGAAACTTTACTCAATTTTGGTTTAGCGGGTAGATCTTATAGTGACGGTGGAGGAACCTCAGGTCAATTAGTTTGGACATCACCAAAATATAAAGGTAACGCAGGTTTTAGAGCAACACAGGGTGGTGGTGCCGGTAGTTTAGATGACGACTTTAATCAAATATCTGCTGATTACTTAAGATACCAATCTGTTGATATTCCGTTTAGACCTGGTTCTATTTTATATGAAACACAAAGACTTGTTGATTCCGCAGACCAAGTACAAGGTCAGGCGAGATTAAAACATGTAGGTACTGCAATTAATCAAGTTTCTAAAGTATTCAACGATGGATATAAGGAAATGACAAAAGGTTCTATGGTTCTTTCTTATGTCAATCAAGCTGACGGAACACAAGCGGGATTAGAATATTGTAGAGTTTTCCAAAAAGATACACCTTACTACACCTATGCTGACTTACAAAAATCTGCCGGTATTACCACAGAAGGTAGAAGAGTTGATTACTCAGTATTAGATAATACCTATAACTTAAACATTGCACCGTTAAGAAATCCTGGCTCAACAAATATCGTTGACGGTAAAGTTAAGAAGTACATGTTCTCTATTGAGAATTTAGCGTGGAGAACTTCAGACAGACCAGGTTATACTTATGATGATTTACCTGTTTGTGAAAAAGGACCTAATGGTGGTAGAATTATGTGGTTTCCACCGTATGATTTAAAATTCTCTGATGATGCAAAACCTGACTTTAACTCAACATTCTTTTTAGGTAGACCTGAACCGATTTATACTTATAAAAATACTAGTAGATCAGGTTCTTTAAATTGGACTATTATTGTTGACAACCCTTCTATGTTGAACACAATAATTGAAAAACAAATGAAAGGTGTTGGTAGAGAGCGAGTACAAAGTGTTGTGGACTCATTCTTTGCTGGTTGTACTAAGTATGACTTATACGAGTTGGGTATCAAATTTAATATGATACCAACAAAAGATTTATTTACATATCAACAAATTTTGAATAACCCAAGATTAACAACTGAGGAACAAATACAAGTATTTGAAAGTATACCTCAAGACCCGGTAACAAAACAACCTGGTAAAGCAACTGGTGGTGACGGAACCCCAAATACAACAGAAACAGGAACAGAAACTGCGGAAAATACAAAACCTACCGATGTTGACTTAAGTAAGTATGTTGGTTATGGTTTTTATTTTGAAAATGATATACCTAAAGGTAATCCTGGTACAACTGCGGCATCACCATATAATGTATATTATAATGAATATATAGGATTACAAAACACTACATATCAATCTGAAGCACCGGCAACAGTTTCCTCAGGTGGACAACAGTTTCAAAAAGCAGGTATTCCACAATTCTTCAGTGATGTGATTACTGGAAACTTTAATACCATCCAAACCGGATTGATGAAGGAAATAGATGAAGTATTAATTAAAGGTGGTTCTATTACAATCGATATGATTGGATCTGCATCTGCACCTGCAAAGGTTAGTTACAACCAAAAACTTTCTGAAAGAAGAAATGATTCAGTTAAGAAATGGATGTTGGCATATACATTATCAAACGGTGACACCATCCAAAAATATGCCGACTCACAAAAATTTACTATGACCTTCAAAGGTAGTGGAGAACAGTTAGTAATACCTAAAACAAAAAAGGATGCCGATGCAACTACTGGAGACACAACCGATATTTCTGTAACTACGTCTTCTGGTGGAGATATACTATCCGCTCAGGTAAATTGTACCGACGATATTGTAAACTTAACAACAACACCTAATAAGGTTAATAGTCAGTCACAGTGGTATAGTATACCTGCAATGGCGTGTAGAAGAGTTTCGATCCAAAAAATTGTAGCAACAGTACCTCCTGAAAAAATAGTAAAAGACCCTGACCCAATACCAAATCCTGATGATGGCTCAACACCAAACCCACAGAATATATTAACGGGACAAACTCAAAGTATTAAACCTGAACCAAAAATAACTATAGAACAAAAAATTAAGGAAGGTATATCTAAAAAGATACTAAGAAACTTATTCACGGAGTGTGATTACTTTCAAGTGATTAAAGAGACCGATCCTATGATTTATGATACAATCAAAGATAAAATCAAATTCTTTAGTCCTGCGTTCCACTCCATGACACCTGAGGGTTTAAATTCGAGATTAACATTCTTACAACAGTGTACAAGACCGGGTCAAACAATACCTGTGATTGGACCTGACGGTAGACCAAAATATAATGACGCTTTAAATACTTCATTTGGTGCACCCCCAATATTAGTATTAAGAGTTGGTGACTTCTACAATACTAAAATAGTACCAACAAGTCTGGGTATTTCTTATGAACCATTACACTTAGATTTAAACCCTGAAGGTATTGGTATACAACCTATGTTGGCAAAAATAACTTTAAGTTTTAATATAATCGGTGGTATGGGTATAAAAGAACCCGTACAAGAATTACAAAACGCTCTGTCATTTAATTATTATGCAAATACTGAAATATACGACGAAAGAGCAACACCAACTGAAGATACGAGTAAGTTAGATAAGTATGTTGTTGAAAAAATAACAAATGGTTTACCACCAGTAACAACTTCGAATCAGGCACAAATTAATAGTGTACAACCTAAAAGGGGAGGAAGTACTGTAGGTATTATTGCAAGTGATACTGATATGGATTACGCACCTCTATTAACATCATTACAAGATGGTTTACGAGGCTACTTCACCACGTATTATGATTCTTTAGAAAAGATCAGTACTGATTATAATTATGGTGTATTACAATTGTATTTGAAAGATAGATCATATGTTAAAGGTAATGTTTCGGTTTATACAAACGATAAAAAAGAAACGACTTTATTTGGTAAAAACAACAAATACCAAGATTATGTTGAAAACCTCATCAAAAAAGTTAAAAAGGATATTGATGATGAAGATTCGCCAATTATAAAAGATTTGATAGAAGATGGTCAAGGTATGACAAACAAACAAAAAAGAGAAATACAAGACAAGTTAAAAACTCTTGCGGATCAAAGACAAGGTGCAATCTTAGATGTTTTAAATGCTAACACAAATAACATCATACAAAATCAAACTGAATTAAATTACATTTTCAGACAATTAGATGTTGTTGCTTTTAAACTTGATGGCGAATTAAATACAAACAACAAGCCAAAACTTTATGACTTAAGTGGTGATACATTCTTTGCTCCGGCAACAACTGAAGGTTCATTATCAAATGTGTTTACCGTTAAAGTCCCTGAAGCGATAAAAGAGTTTGAAGATATACTAACGGAATTAGATATTAGTACCGAGTTCTTTGACCCTAGTACATCGAGTTTAAATAGTGGTAATGGGTGTAACTTTAATTTTGGAGGTACAAGTGTTTTTGGTGATAGTTGTCCTAACAATAGATTTTATATTGCGATGTCACCATTATTTACTAATCCAAGTTTATTAACATCGGTAATAATTGATTTAACAAGTGGTGAAGAAGTAATGAAAAATCCGGCGTTGGTTGCGCAAGTACAAACGGTTTGTGAAGAATATGGAGTTTTCTGTACTGATACAAATACATCTTTCAACGGACAATTTACGAAAACCGAAACCGATACAATATACGGATCAAGATTTAAAACGGTAACAACATTTACATTACCTGATAATACAGTTAAGACTTGTAAGTATAACACTAACGTAACGCAAAACGTGAACGATAAAAATAAAATAATAGAAGACTTATATTCAAATAACAATTTGAATAATAAAAAAGACACCTTCAACGGGAAAGTAACATTTAATTAAAATGGCATTACAATATTGGAATAGATATACGGACTTTTTACTTAACGGACAACAGACTGTTGTACCTGGTGTTGCGTTACCAACTAAAACTTCAGATAAAAACTTTATTTATAAAGTTGGTCAATCACGATTGGATAAAACATCACAACAATTTTACGGAACCCCATACTTTGGTTGGTTAATTTTACAGGCAAATCCCCAATATACAGGTGATGAATTCTCAATACCTGATGGTGCTGTATTGACTATTCCATTTCCGTTAGTAGCTTCATTACAAGATTATAAAAATTCATTAGACAATTACTACTTCTACTATGGCAGATAACGGGGAAAATATTTTAGTTGAGTTTGATTATGACAACATTACCCTTATTGATCCAAACAAGTTAGTAGACCAAGATGGTAATGTAAAAGAAAGATTAGTCAAACAAGAAGATTTGGTATATTATGCCAATCTTGAGTGTAATGTATTACCTCGAACTAAGTTGGCGGTTGGTTCCGCTATGAACGATCAACAGAGGACAATATCAGTTGGAAAAATTAATTTCCTAAATCCTGGTAATAAAACTTTCATGGATACCGCATGGTCAGATGAAATAACAGGCAAGGATAGTGTTCAAGGTAAGGGTGTTAACCAAGTTAATTTAACGGCAGTTAAAAACCCAAACAAATCTGATGATTTTTATATTACACAGAATCTTAACTCTAATGGTACGCCTGGTGCTGTAGACAACGGGTTCTTGGGAATGAGAAGTATTAACGTCCAAATTGGTTTAGACTTCTTACCTGTAATCACGGTTGAGCTTGAAGATGTTAAAGGTCGAGCATTATTTGAAGGCGGAAACAACTCACCATATGCTGCTTTTTTTCAATTACCATACCCACAATTTACATTAACATTAAAAGGTTATTATGGTAAAGCAATCAAGTTCCCAATAATGTTACAATCATTTACATCTAAGTTTGATCCGTCATCTCACAACTTCATAATTAGTTTGAAGTTTTACGGTTACAAATATACGTTGTTATCTTATGTAAACTTTGGAGCCTTGATGGCGGTACCACACATGTATAACAATACGGTGACTCAGGCACCTGTGTCTGTTGAACAAGGTACAACATCAAATGCAACGACAGCAACATCACCTACAGTTGTAAGTAGGGGTTACCAAAAGATGAAAGAGATTTACTCTAACTATAAATCAAAAGGATTAATACCTGACGATTTTCCTGAGATAACTCTTAATCAATTAAAATATCGATTACAAAGATTTATTGATGAGGTCTTAGCGGACTTTACCAAAGAAAATATGGGTGTGATGACAACTATGACCGACTATACTAATACGTTGTTATCATACCAACAAAAAGTATTTTTATTTACGACATCATGGTTTAATACCTATATGGATATTAAAAACCCGATAATACTCAAGAGTGGACAAAAAGTCTATGACTATAAAAAAGAATTGTCACCCGAAAAAAGGGATACGGCCCTTACTGAGTTAGATGGTATTATTAAAGAATATAATGCTCGATTAAATGAAAATAAGGTTTTTGGTGTTGGTGGTAGTTATACTATCGGTAACATTACCGAACAAACACAAATCCCATTTGATATTACAACAGGAACCTTTAGAGTTTCTATTAAACCGGATGATGTTGATATAATTAAAACATTCCAAGCCCAAGAAAACTCACCAAAAGGACAATTATCACCAGCTGGAACACCAACTACCGCACAGACAAAAGTTGATATCGCTTACACTAATTTTTTACTAACATCACAAATATCCTTTATTGCTAATAACTTTACATATAACTATTTCGAAGGTTTAAAATCTTTTATGGAGATAACTGATGGTATGTCTAAACAAGCGGCCACTTTAAGGACCAAAATAGAACAACAAATCACTACAAGTTTAGCTCAAAAGTTTAATGCTAGAGGTAGTGGAGGTCTTGGGTTTGTTCCTTCGGTTAGAAATATTTTGGCAGTATTCTATTGTCAGGGTGAAGCATTTTTGAGATTGTTAGATGATGTTCATAAGAAGGCTTGGGAACAAAGAGAAAATGATTATAGACGAGCCGCAATATTTGGTAATCAAACAACAGCACCAAGTGTCGATATAAAATCCTCAACACAAAATAATGAACCAATATATCCTTGGCCTCAAGTTATCCAAGAAACTGTAGGTGATGATGGTAAAGAAAAATTTGAATTAATTTATCCTGGAGCACAAAATGTTGCATCATCATATAGGGCTTATAGTCCTGAAATTTGGCCTGAGGTGGAGTTTGTGGAACAATTTATCAAAGGATATACTGAACGTACAAAAACTGATGATAAGGTTGGTGCAGAATTTAACGAATTAGATAACCAACCATCAAGAGCAACATTAAACGCAATCGAGTTCCCCGTAACAAACGAAGTATTCCAAAACAAAGAAGAATCAAAATACTTTTTTGAAATATACGAAAGACTCATGTTGAATTCATATTATAGTAAGTTCAATAGAACATCTGGTTATGATTTATCAATATATGAAGCCGAAGGTGATGATGAAGCTGTAAACATAATTAAAAGTTTGGGTGTAGACAACCCATTCCTAACAAAAAAAATTAAAGAATATCTTTTAGATAGTAATAATTATTTACCATTCTTAAGACACATATCTAATCAAGGACAAGGAGATAGTTGGCAAACTTTTATCAAAGGTACATTTGTAACACCATATATTAGAAATGATGTGGAAACCCCAAATGTCGTATATAATTCTGACATCTTAAGTTCTACAAAATCACAACCAAATGTTTCTTTATCTAACCCAAGAAACCTTACGAACTTAGAGAAATACTTAACTTCATCATCTAGTAGTAATACTTTTGACTTTACCGATGTTTACCCAATTACAAATTTGAAATGGGATAGAGATAATTTAGCAAATGGTAAAAGTCTAAATAATGCAAATGAAGCCTTTGATACCAAAGACGTTTTAGAATATAATGATACTCACAAGACGGTAACCAATTTCGAAAACGATGATAACGAAACTACGAAGAGACCCTACACTTATTTTAACTTTGAAAACTTATCAGTAACTCCTGATACTACAAACTTAAAAACTTTTTATAATACAAGAACATATAAAAACCAATTAGTTACTGAGGGTAATTTAAAATATACTGGTTATACAAATCACTTAACCGAAACACAAACCACATCGATGTTGAATACACCGTATTTTATTAATGCGGTACAACAGGGTGTGTTTAATTTTAGATACAAACAAAACGATCCATATCCGTATAAAACTGCTGCGTACCTATTCTTGAATAGTTTACCTTTAGCAACTTTAAGAGAAAAATATGTTACCAAAAATGGTGAATCCACAACGGATTTGAGTTACATTTTGGCGACGATGAAAAAATTCGGGGCGGTTCATAAGTTACCTTATGCTTGGATATTAAAATACGGATCAATTTGGAATAGATATAAAACATATAGAGACACCGGTGTAGATTACCTTGATAGTGTTTGGAAAGACTTTAATTATTTAGAAAATTGGGACCCCGCTAACTCGGCAGCAACTAAGAATTACAATTTGGTAATTGATGGAACACCAAGAAATTTAGTATTAGATACCACAACAGGAACACAACCATTTACCGATATCAACACAGGGTTTTATCCTCAGTTAGTTGATGACTTTAATGTCTTCTTACAAGGTTTAAAATTGTTTAGTGGTAAAACTCAAACGGGAGGTCTTTGCGAAATAAAAGAAGTGACAGGTAATACTACGGTTTTTGAAGTGACAGGTGTTTGTAGTGGAAACGGATCGACCGTAATCATAAATTCAATCACTAATAATCTATTACAGGTTGGTACTACAATCACAATTCCATCCATAAGTGTTAACTTAGTGGTAACAGGTCAAATTGCAGGTGCCTCTGGGAGTACTGGTGTTTATACAACAACCCCAACCCTTTCGACTACGATACCTCTTAACTTTACAATCGGTAGTTTCGCTCAAATGTCTAATGTTAATTTAGCCGCTTTGTCGAATGGTTTAATATTATCAGGATCATCATTTCCATCATCACTATCAATCACTAATCAAATTACAGGTCAAACAAATCAAAATGGATTATACAAAGTCAGTAATTCCTCCGGATTCACATCTAATTTCAAATCATTAAATCCACCACTACAAGTTAATTCTATTGATAATAATGTTTTGGTAAATGGATCAATTATAAATGGTCCTTTATTAAACGGGAATGTCATTATACAAAATCAAATATCGGGTACAACTGGTGGTATTGGACTTTACATTATTAATACAGGTCAAACACCAAACACAATATCGGCTTTCGTTGTACAAAACAGTTATATACAAGGTATACCATCTGTATCAATACAAAACAATATAGATAGTGGTAAGTTATTGATGATGAATACACAAAACTCAACCATTTATGAAACACCAGGTTTTGACCCATCAAATCCTGCAAGAACGATGAGAGTTTCCCCATGGTCAGTTGCGGTGTCGTCATCAACAGAGCCAAGTTTTTGTTATGTAATGCCGTCTTTTGGTACGAATATAAATCAGACAAAAGATGAAGCATTTAAGAATGGTGTTATGCGTACCGAACTTTCTGGTAACGAAGCAATGTTTAATGGTTCTGTCAGATTATTTTGGAATGCACCTCAATACGGTTGGTTTGACAATTCGAAAGTAATTAAAAATGATCCTGAAACATATCTTAAGAAAATACTTAACGAACAAAAGGATCAACAAAACTTCATTATAAGTGGAGATAAAAATGATTATACCGATTTCCAAGAATTATTTACAACGTTTAATACCAAAACATTAGATTATTTTGAGTCTGAGTTTTTGAATTTCAGTAGATCAATTTACGATTTTATTGATACCTTACCATCGTCACAAACCGCAAGTAACTTAAATACAACTGAAGCTGAAACCAACGCAAATGAAGTTAGTGAGCAGACATTTAAAAACTTCCAAACCTTAGCGAGACAATTGTTCAAAGCGAAAGTTCCAACTGGTACATCACCAGAAACAAAACTTTCAAGTTTGATAACCAATCAAAATGAAACATTCCAAAATATATTAACATCATTTATGAATTATGATGTGGTATTCAAATATGGTAATCCATCGGACTTTGATAAAAGGTTGTTCTATACATTCTCAACTAGATTTATTGAGGACCCAATTATATACGGACCATATTTTCAAGGATCATTACCAACACAAGGTGGTGGTGTTACTTTAGCTCAATCTAAACAACAAAACCCGAAATCATGGGAAGCTCTCGAATACTATGTTGGTAAATCAAGTATTCCTGAATTGGCATACAAAGATAGTGGTTCTTATATAACAGACTTCTTTGTCGATCTAAATGTTTTATTTAATGAAAAAAACGTCCAAGATTTTGCCCCGTTGATTAAGATATATGCAACTCAAAAATTAGCTAACCCTAATTTAAATTACACGAGTTTTTATGGTTTAATGGATGACTATATTATAGAATCAGACAACTATATTAATAACGTTATAAACGTTATGTTACCAGCAGTAAGAAAACAATTACCTAATGTGTTTGTCGAAGAAGATAATTCACAAAATAGAGCAGACTTAGAAGCTGGTTTTACCGAACAAACAAGAACCGAACTATGGGAAACGTTTAAAGCACTTAACGATAGTTGGATTGCAGGTTTTGATTTTGAAAGTAAAACATTATTTGAAGATGTGTTATTGGTAGATAGGGCTAGTCGAAATGTTGGAGATAAAGTGTTGGTTGACATTTTTGAGATTATGGACCTCATCGACGGAGCCAATTATAAGAATACTTTATTAGACATGGTTACTACCATATTAGTACAAAACAACTTCCAACACTTCATGTTACCGGCGTATGTTAATTTCTATAATGTACAAGACGCACAAAAGAACCCAACACCAAGACCTGACGGTAGTTTAGAATTTGGTAATATGTTATTTGGAACATTCTTAAATGTGGATTACAGAAATAGTTCACCCAAGTTTCTTTGTTACTATGCTAACAAACCAAGTGAACACTTGGATATGAAAGATAATATTGATTACAGATATCGTGATGATGCGTTTGATCTAAGAAGAGCTAGTGATAACCCCCTAATTGAAAATCAAATTGATAAACAAGATTGGTCGAAATCAAATAAGGTAGTTGGTTTTAATGTTGACATGACAAGACAAAACCAACAAATATTTAAATCATTTAGTGTTGCTCAAGATCCGGGTAAACCAACATCTGAATCACTTGAGATGTTAAATCAAATGGCAAACTTAGGTCAAAACAGAAGATCAACAACACAATCAGTTTCATTATATAACCTATATAAAAATAGAAGTTATACTTGTAGCGTGGATATGATGGGTAATGCCCTAATACAACCCATGATGTATTTCAACATCAGAAACATTCCTATGTTCTCAGGTCCTTATATGATCACAAAAGTTTCACATAGTGTTAATGAAAGTGGATTTGAAACGCATTTTGAGGGTACGAGACAACCATTCTATAGTTTACCAAGAATAGATAATTTTATACAAACATTAAATGTTAAGATATTATCAACAATTAATACCAAGATTCAAGAAAGAGAACAAAAATTAAGAGAAGGTTCCGATAATATACTATTCCAAAAAAATAACGTTATAGCTAATTTACAAGCACAAGAAACTCTTACAAAATCACAAGATTGTCAAACTAATTTGAATCCTAGATATTCACAATACACCGCGATTGAGGTTCCTACCGCGACATCTAAAACAACCAAAGAATTATTTGATACAATTGTTAAAGTATTAACAAATCTTAATGTTGGACCGGTAACGGGACAAACATTCCAAACGTACACTGAGTTAATGTTTGATTTCATTTATGTTGATACAGGTAATAACTCTAAGATTACTGGATACGAAAATAACTATTCAACTGTAAACTTAAAAGAAGTGTACGGACCGTCATTTACTAACTATGTTACCAACAAATTTTATTGTGTGAAAAGAGGTACAGATAATAATTTACCTGTTGCTAGCTTTAGATCATTTGAAAGTTTTATTGAATTTGCATTTTTTAGAATAAAAGACATTCTCCCTAATTTAAATTCAGATCTTAAATCAGGATTAACTTCATTACAAGCTACCGCTAAACAATATATTCTTAATTACCCAATAGGACAACCCCCTAACGTTTATGACACTATGATTGAATCAGATAGGAAATTGGTTGAGCAAGAATTCGCAAAGGCATCACAAGTTTATCAAAGTGTCCAAACTTTTAAAATTAATTGATATTTATAATAAAAGACAACTATGAATACAAAACTATTATTAGATAACTACTTGGGTAAAAACACAAGAGTTTCTGAAAAAGATATGGGTGATGGTACTAAACAAGTTTGTGATTTAGACACAGGAGATTGTTATACTGTACGAATGAAAGACGGCTTAATTGAAAGAGTTGATAACACTATGAGAACCTTCAAAAAAGTTCAAGTTGAAACCAATAAAGGTATAAAAACATTACTTAACGGATAAGATGAGTATAGACGAAAAAATATTAAACGAGATTAAACGATATAATTCGATTAACAATTACATTTCTGAACAAGAGGTTCCACCTCCACCACCAGCAGATCCAGCATTGGATCCCGCAGCAGATCCTGCAGCAGGAGCAATTCCACCACCTCCGGGTGAAGCACCTGCAGACCCTGCAGCTCCTGCACCACCAGCGGCACCTGAACCTGAAGCAACACCTGTTGATGTTGCTACGGATCCTGACGTTGAGGAAATTGGTGCTGAAGGTGAAGGAGAAGTTGAGGAATTAGATATTACCGATTTAGTTGACTCACAAAAAACTATGGCGGACAAACAAGAGGAATACTTTGAAAACTTGTTTAATCAAATTAAAACTATGGAAGATAAATTATCTGAAATGGATAATTTAGTTTCCAAAATAGACAGTTTAGAAGTTAAGTTTGAGAAATACAGACCTAAAACGGCACAGGAGAAATTAGAACTACGTTCGTTAGATTCAGGACCATTCAAACAAAACTTGGCGGACTTCTTTAAAGATAAAGAAGACGAAATGGAAATGACAGGTAAGAACGAATATGTCTTAACAAGAGACGAAGTAGAAAACTTTAGTCCATCTGAAATTGAGAAAACATTCAACGAACCGATGGAAGATGAAGACGATATTTTACTAAATAGATATAATTCATAAGTTAAAAGGTCGATTAATTTCGACCTTAACTTTTTTTTTGGTGACACTATTTGACTATAACTTTTTATACAACTATAATTTTAACATAAACCTTTAATTTTTATTTACACATGGCGACAAATGTTTTAGACGCAGTACTTTCACAGTACGAAAAATCAACACA